AAAGATGAGTCTATTGCTATGAGAATCAAAAAGAAAAGAACACCTGCACAGTTAAAAGCTAGCAGAGATGAGTCTTACGGTAAGTTTGGTTCTAAAGCTAAGAAAAAAGGTAAAATAAATAGGTAGTATCATGTCAAATACAAGAAGAATGAACGAACTTGAAGAACTTGGAAGAGTTGATGCTGAAAAAGGTTTTACTAAAAAAGGCAAAAAAAATCTTAAGGATGAAAAGAAAAGAATTGTTAGAGAACTTAAAAAAGGTGGCGGTTCTGCAGGCGTAGCTTTAAGAGGAAAAGGTTGTGAGATTAGATAGTGAGTAGAAAAAATATTCAGAAACTTCTGAAACAAATGGGTCAGAAGAAAAAGAAAAAACCTACAAAAAAATCTTCTCGTGTGGTAGCTTTAGAAGGTAAAAAATTTTTTAGACGTGGAGGAAGAGCGTAATGGCAGGAAAAGGTTTATATGCAAACATCCACGCTAAAAGAAAACGTGGAGGTAAGATGAGAAAAAAAGGTGCGAAGGGTGCACCTAAAGCATCTGACTTTGCGAGAGCAAAACAAACAGTGAGGAAAAAATAATGACTAAACTATGTCCTAGAGGTAAGGCCGCAGCGAAGAGAAAATTTAAAGTGTATCCGTCAGCGTATGCCAATGCCTACGCTTCTAAAATTTGTGCAGGTAAAATTAAAGATCCCTCTGGTGTGAAGAGAAAAGATTTTAAAGGACGTAAACCAGCAGCGGATGGTGGATTAATTGTCGACGAGGATATGACAATAATGATGGAAGTGTAATGGCAAAAAACGGTCTTGATAAATGGTTCAAACAAAAATGGGTAGATATTGGGAGCAAACGAAAAGATGGTTCGTTCGCACCTTGTGGTCGTTCAAAACAAAAGAAAGATGCGAAGAGGAAGTATCCGAAATGCGTCCCACTTGCAAAAGCCACACGGATGACAAAAGGCGAAAGGGCGAGTGCTGTCAAACGAAAAAGAGCGGTAGCTCAGGGTGTGGGCGGTAAGCCAACTAACGTTAAAACTTTTACAAGAAAGAAAAAAAATATGGGTGGATCAGCAGGTGAAAATTCCATGGTCCGTCAAGCACAAAAAAATTATATTGGAAGTTATGTTTCTGGAGACTTAGGTGGGGTACAAGTATCAAATCCTTCTTCAAGAAAATACTATTCTAATCCAGGTTTTAGGATGCCAAAAATATCATGATGGTTGAGAGAGTAACAATGGCTAAAGGTGGGATGCCACCTAGAAATAAAAAAAATTTTAGAGCAACTAAAAAAGGTGCAGGGATGACTGAAGCTGGAGTGAAAGCTTACAGAAGATTAAACCCTGGTTCTAAATTAAAAACAGCGGTCACTGGCAAAGTCAAACCAGGATCTAAAGCTGCTAAAAGACGTAAATCATTTTGTGCGAGAAGTGCAGGTCAAATGAAGAAGTTTCCTAAAGCTGCAAAAGATCCTAATTCAAGATTAAGACAAGCTCGTAGAAGATGGAAATGTTAAAAAATTTTTTTAAAAAAATATTAGGATTAGATAAAATAGATCTTAGAATTAGAAGATTAGAAAGAGCAAAATATTGGAAGGAGAAATATGAAAAAAGCAAAAATGAAAATTAAAAAAGTTATGAAGGCTTTAAAAAAAGCATCTAAAGCACACGCTGGTCAAGCAAAAACTTTGAAAGGAGTTCTAAGTGGCAGATCCAAAAAAGGGAACAGGTAAAAAACCAAAAGGTTCTGGTAGGAGGTTATACACCGATGAGAATCCCAAAGATACTGTTGGAATTAAGTTTGCGACTCCTACTGATGCTCGTAAGACCGTTGCAAAAGTTAAAAAAGTATCTAAACCGTTTGCGAGAAAAATACAAATCCTAACTGTTGGAGAACAGCGTGCCAAGGTTATGGGTAAATCAAAAGTCGCTGCAATATTTAGAAAGGGTAAAGATGCAATCAGACGAACTCACAATCGTAAGTAAGTTACAGAAAATATTGAAAGACGAATATCAGAATATTGGAGAGAGTATGATGTCTGGCACGGTTGACAATATGGAAAAATATAAGTATATGCTAGGACAAGCACATACGTGTTTAAAAATTTTACAGGAAATCTCTAACCTGCTAAATGAAAAGGAGCAAAAAAATGAAAAAGGAACAGTCATCAAACTCGACACCAAAAGTTAAATACGCTTTAGCTGAAAAATACAAAGAAGAATCTGAGAAAAAACGTCAAGAAGAAGTTGACGGTTACGAACGTTTAAAAACTAAAGAGGCTTCAAAATTACCCGCACCCACTGGTTGGAGAATGTTAATTCTGCCATTTAAGATGAATGAAAAAACTAAGGGTGGTTTATATCTTGGACAAGATACTTTAGAGAGACAACAAGTAGGTTCAACATGTGGTCTTATCTTAGCAATGGGTCCAGATTGTTATGGTGATAAAGAAAAATTTCCAGAAGGTCCTTGGTGCAAGAAAGGTGATTGGGTAATCTTTGCACGTTATGCAGGATCAAGAATTCAAATTGACGGGGGTGAAGTACGTTTGCTGAATGACGATGAAGTGT